GTTGCAGTCGCCTACATACGTCAAAACCGTTACCGCTCCGATTGATCAGCTTACCAAGGAGCAGATCGACTTGTTCAATCGAAACTGGTCGAGAATGCTCAAGCTCGAAACAGATAGAGCAATGATGCAGATGGAAGAAAATCAATCTGAAGAGAAGCAGCTTCAGGAAATGCGCCGTCAAGCTCGTCGCCGCGACTAATGAAAACCTCCCTCTCCAAAAAAGGTAACACCTACAAGGGGCGTAAGGTGACGCTGAACAAGCCCTTCTACACTCCTGGCGAGCGGAAGAAGAGCGCGGTGTACGTCAAGAATCCGGCTGGCAAGGTTGTCATCGTCCGGTTCGGCGATCCGAACATGGAAATCAAACGCGACAATCCTGAGCGTCGTAAGAATTTCCGCGCGCGGCATAACTGCGATACAGCGAAAGATCCTACCAAACCCAGAACGTGGTCGTGCAAAGCATGGTAATTTTATGGACAAGATGAAACTTGGCGGTGGCGGTCGTTACGAGAAGCTGATCGGCAGTCTTGAGAAGAAAGGCGTGAAAGATCCGAAGGCTTTGGCGAGCTACCTTGGCCGCAAAAAATACGGCAAGGCGAAGTTCCAATCGCTTGCCGCTAAAGGTCGTCGCCGCGCCGAGCGTGAGAAGGCTAACGCTTAGGATATCGTCCTTTGGAGTACGGTTTCTTAACCGACTCCTTATCCACGACGAACTTCTCAGGCTCCGCGTAGTTCCATGAGATGTCGCCGCCCGTACCACGCTGGATCATAATCGATCCGGTGACTTTTCCGTCCTTATCCGTCATGCCGGAACGGTCAGCTCGTTTCGCCATGCCGAGCATGAACTTGCGCGGATTGTTGAATCCAACCTCCTTCATCACAATCACCTCTCTCGCCCAGTTCGTTAGATCCGACGATCCAAATCCTGAGTAGGCCAAATCTGCCACGCTCTCCGGTTTGTCGTCCTTACCCTTCGGCTTCGGGAAGTGATGGACGAGTACCAGGACAACACCTGTCTCCATCATAATCGGCTGGAGCAGATGCCGCGTGAAGTTCGCGCAGACCTCGATATCCGCAGGATTGCCGCCCATGTAGGAGAGCAGCGGATCGATGTAAACCACGTCAGCCTTGGTCTTGCGAACGAGACGGCGGAGCATTGTGGCGAAGTCTGTTCCGGTTCGAACCGTTTCGCGGAAGAAGAGCATGTCAACACTCCGCAATCCTCGCTCCCAGTTCTCCTTTCCAAACGTCATCTGAGCTGCACCCTTGAGTGCGTCATGCTGATCGGCGATGTCGTTTTCCGCCTGGATGTAAGCCACTTTTAACGCCCGGACTGGCTTTACGCCAAACCACGCTTCACCGGACGCCCACTTCATCCCCTGATACGCGGCCATTGAGCTTTTGCCGCAACCACTTTGGCCTACGAAGAGAAGCGATGAACCACGACGTAGCCACCTGTCGCCGATCAGATTGTCAGGATCATTCTTCGGGTCGTACTCGATGATGCTATCGAGCGAGAACTCCTGAGGCATGTCCTGCGACTCCAGATAGTCCGTGAACGCATCCCAGTTCACGACACCCACATTGATGGCCAACAGCTTCTGCTCATTGCCATCGCGCATCACACCGGCCAACCGGCTGAACCTGCTCGCGTTCTTGTTCTTTGGGTCGATGCCGAGAGCTTCTAACTGGCGATAGACGACATCACGACGCTCGTTCCATTCCTCCTTGTTCGCCGCATCGACGCGCACCCAGCCGTGCAAGCTCTTGCCGCCGGAATCGATGACGACGGACATCGGTAGCTTCGACTCCTTGAGGATCGTCCATTGCTCGTCCTTGGTCTTCTCGTCCATCTCGACCAGCACATGGCGGAACGCTGCCACGCCGGAATCAGAACCACTCTCATCGAAGCACGGGTTGACGCGGACGTATGCGCCACGGCTGTCAGGACCGTTCCACATAGCGCTGATGGGCGGCGTGAAATGGTTCTTAATCCATTCGTCGCGCTTGAGGAATGTACCCTTGGAGTTTGGTCGAGTCCGACCTTCGTCGTCGCTTACGATGTCATTGCAGATGCAGACAACTTCATCTGGTTCAAAGCAGGCTTTTAAGAAATCTATGGTTGAAAATCGAAAGTCCGATTGCGGAATTGCTTGGATCTTTCGCACCACGAACTTTCCGGTGGGTGATACTGGAGTTCCGCCCTGCCCCATGCCGGAATTCGATTCGAGAAGCCATCCACGCGGCTTGTCGTGCGCAACCTTGGACGCCTGATCGAGCTTATGCGCCAATTCGTTCGGCTTCCATGGTGGGAGGCATTTCGCGTTGTACTCGTGCAGGAGCGTCTCAGCATCCCCTGCATTCAGCTCAAAACCGTGTATGAGCGCGGTTGCTACTGCGAAGGTCGCGTTATGACCGCCTTGTCCGCTGACGGCTCCTGGCGTGTTTCTAATCCACGCACGCGCACGGTCGATCTTTGATTGATTCATTCGATTCCAAGTTGTTTTCTCGCTAATTCCCCGCTTTGGCCAAGATCAGTCTTGGCTATCTCGCGAAGAACAGAATTTGATTTCTCTAGTTTCTGAAAAAGGAGAGCAAGCTCTTTGGGAGTCATCAGGTACTTGCTCCAATGCTGGATGGCGATGGAGCGTGACTGAAACTTCGCAAAGAGCTGCTCTTGTGCGGCGATGTATAGGTTAGGGCTTCGCATCGACCAGAACGAACTTGGCCTTGAATTCGGCTTTGGTTCGAACGTAGACCTTGCTCTTGCCTTCTCGCATGTAGGCCACGCCTGCCCACTTGGTTTCCCCGATCCGTATTTCTACGTCGTCGGAGAGGAGTTCAACCTCCACCGAGCTTTTTGCGGAGTTCCTGTATTTCATCGTCTGAAGCGTCGTCGAGATGTCCTGATCCACTGCAATGCCAAACATCATCAGATTTTGGTTTGGGCTTACTCATCCAGCCGCGAAGAATGGCATACTCGATCAGCCGAGGCGCTTCCTTCAATAGTTGTTCTCGCGTAATTTCAGATTTCATCAGGGTCAATTCGTTTGCCACGTCGTCCGTTTGGCCGTCGCATTCCAAGTTCGTTTCCAAGTTCATTGGAAAATCCACGGCGAACCAGCCATTCCTTGTACTTCTTGTCGATGTAGGCGAAGTCTATTCTTGGCGTGGATTCATCTGCGTCTGCCACTCGGATTGTCTGTTGTTTAATTGCGCTCATTATTTGTATGTCTCGGTTGTGTGTTTGTAGTGTCTCTCAGCTTGGGTGCAGTTGTAGCAGAGGTCATGTCCTCCGTAGCATCCGCACCCTAAAGATTTGAATAAGGTCTTGGCCAACCATTGGTACTCTGCGATGGCCGCTCGAAGCGTCTCAACGTCCGTCTCCTCTGCGAGAGGTTTCAGGTTATTCTCGCTCATTTGAGGATAAACAGGATGAAGTACGCTGCGGTAATCACCACGCCAGCGGCGAACGCTGCTATCATCAACTCTTTGAGTTCATCCTTTGATGGTGGACGATTGATTTTTCGATTCATACGGCATCCTGTTTTTTGTGGTGATGATCTTCGTGACACCTCTTGCATAACCATCGCACTTTTAATAAATCACTTTGATTGTAGCTATCATGATGTGCCTCCGGTTTGCAATGGCAACCGCATTTTGAACAGGAATTAGGCCTTGTCAGTTTTCCACTGGCAATCGCATGTGTTATCGCGTTGTGAGCTTTTTGAAGATGCGGGCTTCTAACTCTCAACTTTCTCACACGAGCTGCCGCCTTTTCCCTGTGAATCGTAAGCGCAACCGGATCAGACTTAATCGCTTCAATCTTTCTCTTTTCGTACACTTTCCATAAATCAGAGTTTGCAACGTAGTATGGCCTGTTGTAAGCGGAGTTGTAAGCTCCATGACAAACTTTGCACCAAGACTGAAAACCATCTTTGCTTGCTGACTGTTTTCTAAACAATTTAACCGGCTTTTCCTCTCGGCATTTAGAGCAAATTTTTGTCCTGATTAGTTCTGTTGTCATAGTTCATCTTCCTCCACCTAGAGCATAGTGCAGAATCAAGAGGGCGTCGCAGTTGCGAAGCGTCACGTCTAGGTGTGGATACAATTCCTGGGCCTTCGCCTTGAGCTTGCGCTTCCAATCGGAATAATCCTTGCACGATGCTTTCCCGCCGAGTCCTAACGGAGCCTGCCACGCTTTTGGAGCTGCTCTGTGAAGAGCGTATCCGTATGCGTATGCAGCAGCTTCAACCCGACCAAGGTTTCTGTGAAGCACGGCCATCGACGAGCTTTTCGTCATGGGGGACACAAAGTTCGGAAGCTCCTCGATCCATAACTCTGAGTTGGCCACCTTTAGCTGATTGATCAGCGCGCAGATGTCCGGTAGTGATTCCGGCATCTTTAACAGGACGATTCCGTCCGGTGTGTTGACTGCGAATCCGCCGCCGACACCAGGGTCAACGGCAACGATGGGTTTGTTTGATTTACTCATTCGCTCAGTAACAAAGGATAGTGACGTTCTCGGCAGCGATTCGAACGGCTGATTTCGTGTCACCACCGTCCGACCACTTCTCAACCTTCACACGGCCTTTGACACGCACCAGCGCGCCATTGGCGACTTCCATAATCTTCTCAGCCACTTGCCCCCATGAGGACAGTTCGAACTCATCGAAGTCTTCGTGGAATCGGCCATCCGCATCCGTCCAATGGCGAGCGACGGATATAACGCGGCGCACCATAAGCGCACCCGTTTTGGTTTCTGTTTGACGGCTGATACCTCGAAGTTCGCCGATCAGATAAACCACGTTCTCTGTGGGCGTGGCTGTTTCGTTTGTTGTCGTTGTAATTGATGCACTCATTGGATGAAGACACAACCTAGCTCCCGGTAGCATGCCATGCGCTTTTTCGCGTGGTATGCTCCGATGGGGTGGAACTTGTCAGAAAAGTCCACGATTGTCGCACAGTTTTTGGAATCTGTTTTCCGCAGTGCGCGACTCGCTCGCTGGATCGTCTTCTGTGATGACCGACCGCCGCTCACCATGATGAGTAGTTCGACATTTGGAAGATCGAGTCCTTCGTCGGCCAATGATGTGGCAATCATGGTCCGCAGTTTACCGGCCTTAAACTCCTCCATCGCGGCCTTGCGCTGCTTCTTCGCAATCTTGGAATGGACGAGCAGAGAATTCGGAATGCGCTTTTCGTAGTCCTCACCCAGCGTGATGCGAGGGATAAGGATGAGCGTCTGCATGTCAAGGTGGTCTAGCGCGTAGTTGATGGCGTAATCGTTGCGTTCCCGGTTCTCACAGATGCCGATTTCAACGAGCGATTCCCAGGCGCACATGCGCTTCAATTCGTCGTCACTTATCCGCATGTACCGACGGCGTGTGGTGAACAGTCGGTCGATGTTGTCATCGATCTTCTGCTGGATGTTGAGGTCGGTGGCATCGCTGATTTCGAGGTAAGCGTCGGCCAATGAATCGCCGATGTCGCTGCGCTTGATTTCGTAGACCTGATCGTGGAAGAGCGTTCGTGTTACGGCGTTGCGTTCTGGGTCGTCGCACCAAGGGGTAGCGTCGAAGCCGTAGCGTAGACCTCTGCATGACTCAATGATGCCGCGAAGGACACGGGCAGGGCTGTGTTTGCACTCATCGACTACGAGAAGGTTCTTGTTGCTGAAGTCCACCGTTTCGTGAGGGCATCGCACCTCAACAATCTCATCAGGTACACCGGCAACACGGAGCGATGTTCGCGCTTGCTGACATGTCTCACGGGTTGGAGCGGTCCAACCAAACAACCACTCAGGATACAATTCGTGGTAATGCTTGATGATACTCGCACCAATCCATGTCTTGCCGCTGCCAGCCGGTGCGATGATCAGACCGAATGAGTTCGTTTTAGCCCACTCTACTGCTTTCTGTTGGTAGTCTCTCAGATTCATAGTTTTAGGAAATTTGTCCCTCCGACCGCCGCTTCATGGTGGCCAGAGGGTGTTGTCCGTACCACACGGTACGAATCGCTTACTAATGGGTGACTGCCGTCAATGATGCGCTTACTTGCGTCGTATTGCTCATCTTTGCCAGCAGTTCTCTCACCGCTTTTTCAGCGAGAAATCCGATCTTGATTCCATGCTTTTCGCTAACAGCGCGCAGCTCGGAATGAAGTTCTGAGTCGATTGTGATGACTGTGCTTTTCTTTTTGGTTTTCATTCGCAGGTGTAGATTTTGTCGGTGGTTCGCAGGCCGGTGGGCCATTGAGGTTCGGTGAATGACTTCTCGATGAAGATGACCTTATCGGTGGGCTGGATGGTGAGTCGTTCGCCATCGGTTCGGATGAACATGAATTCTTTGGCTTGGTTGGGTTGTCGGCTCCAGCTATCGCCGATGGGAGCGGCGGTGAAGAGGTAGTCGCCGGTGATGATTTGATCGGCGCATTTGACCTGGCATTCGAGTCCTCGGAGGAAGGTGTACTCGATGGTAGTGAAGTCGGTTCCGTAGCAGTCCCATCGCTGGGCTTGCTGAGGTGTCCATTCAAGCTCTGGATCGGAGCTGAATGTTATGGCGTGAGGCGGCACCGCCCGGTAAACCGCGCCGCATTCGAGCATGATGGTGCAGCCCCACATCCGACCTGGGATGGATACTAGGCCGAACCAGACGCAGGGGATGAATGCTGTCCCGGATAATCCGAGGAAGGATGCTTCGACGAAGCAGTACTGATGGTGAGGCAATTGGCCTGCTTGTGAGTAGATCATGGTTTCTCCGTAAGTGACTTGATGTATCGTTTCCTCTCAGCCGGTTTGGCGTCGATGATGTACTGCAAAGCTCCGCAAGCATTCACGCTCGCGGTGTGTTCCCAGTCCTCTTTGTTGTCGTAGTACTCATGCCACCGCTCGCTGGGTGCGACGACAATCTGGCCGGTTCGATTGTGGCGGAACACGAATGCGGCAGGGCCGATGGGTACAATCATCTTCCCTCCAACCATTTTTCGAGGTCGTTCAACTCGTTCACTTTGGCTTCGAGTTCTTTGATGCGGTCGTTGAGACGATTGAGTTCCATCACAATCCCCCGTGGACGTACGTCGCTTAGGGACTTACCTTCTGGAGTCTTGATGCTGAATCCATTCAGTGGAGGCATTCGTCGCAATACGATGTGGGTGTAGCGTTTCACCGATTTACCTCCTTCAGTATGAAGTAAGCCGAACCAGCAATCACAAGTGCAAGCCACAGTTCTGGATGTCGCTTGTGGAACTCCAGCTCATCTTTAACTAATTCAATAACTTCTTTAAGTTTCATAGTCAGAATTCAATGAGGTGGTACAACCGTTTGCGAAGTTGGGCGACCTCGGCCCGCTTCTCAAACAGGTCGTGATAACGAGCGATGTTGTATCTGACCGATCCATGCTCGTCGTGTAATGAGTCGCAGTACTTTTCAAGAAAAGCGATGCGCTCCTCAGTGCGACGGATGCGCCAGTTGCGATACCATTTGAATGGATTCACAGCTTCACCTCCTTCTCATTCCACAGCAGCAGATCCGCTCGCAATGCGTCGTTCTCGGCTTCCAGTTGCTTGATCCGATCCTCCAGTTTTCGCACCTCAAAGGCGATTGCGCGGAGTTCGCGGCGGTCGTTGTAATCGGCAAAAGCCGGCAGGTCCAAGATTCGTTGCTCAACGCTCACAGCTTGGCCTCCTTGGCTTTGCGCCCTTGGTCTTTTCTCAAAGCATCTCGCGCAGCATCACCTTCTGATCCATGACAATAGCAGTTTGAAACTGTATATTCGTACCAAGTAAGAGCTTCCTTTAGCCGTTTGATGCGGTCTTTGAGTCGAGTTATCGTTGCGGCAGTCTCAGCGGAATGACCCTGTTGTGGTGGTCGATACTTCACGGCTTGGCCTCCTTCAACGCTTGATCGGCCATAGCTGTGCAGTCCTTATTGCCGTAGAGTCGAAGCGCATACACTTCGCTCTCCAACTGTTTGATGTGTTTACACGCTGCTTTTGATGTCTTGTCCAAAGCCTCCTCCAGCCGCTTGATGCGTTGGTTGAGTTTTCTGTTCTCATTTAGCAGTTCGTCACGATGATCTGCTATCTCATCAATGATGCTTGATTTTGGTAGATTCACGGCTTGGCCTCCTTTTTAATTAGACTGAACAGTTCATCTCTTACGCGAAATTTTACGACCGCCTCAACCAATCCTCCGTCAGACGATTCTCTCGCTTGTTCAGATTTTGCGTCGATTGCCGCGTCAATGTATTCCAATAGTTTGGTCAGTAGTTCTTCGTTCATATCTTTGCATTCCTAGCTAGTATTTTATCAGCAACCGCTGTGCATCCCTTGTTTCCATAGAATCGAAGCACTTCAATCTCACGCTCCAACCGCTTGATGCGCTCTTGCAGCCGCAGGTTCTCTTCATCCAACAATTGCTGCTGACGGATGATTGCATTGGACGCGGTGAGGTCGCGTTCGAGACTCCTGCACAGCATGCCGAGTTCGGCCACGTTGTGCGGTGTGCTGTCTGATATTGGGGTGTCGCTCATTTCGTTTCCTTTCCTTCCAAGTACTCACTCACCGCCTCATCTGCTACGTATTGCAGTTTGTAGCCTTTGCGCTTTGCGTATTCTTTGAGTCGCTTGTGCGTGTCGTCTGACACGACAAACATCTTGGCAACGGGACGTTTGGGTTTGGGTTTGTTCATTTTATTCGCTCGTAATTGCCTCATGGATGACCTGGAAATGCTCGGCAAAAATGCCGTCTCGAATGGCCAGCGCGATCTGGCGATGCTCCTTCTGCGTACCCTTCGCACACCGCTGCTCGAAGTAATGAATCCATGAGCGAATGTTTCCAGTCATGTACAGCGTCGTCTGCGTGCAGAGCGGAAGAACCATGCGAGCAGTCTCGCGGCTCACACCCTCCTGGAGGAGCTGGCGATAGGTCTTGAACGCAAGATCGACAGACTTGGCCACCGCGTCGTACGCCCAGTCTTGATCGAACGAATCACCACTTCCCTGGCGGTTGACTCGATCCTGAGTGCGAAGTTCGACCGGCTCGGGAACATCGCTTGGCGCATATCTTTGGCTCCACTCCTGGAAGCAGAACGATTTGTGTCTGATGATCTGAGCGGAGATGGCGCGGCTGGTCTGAATCTCGACCGTCATACTGGCCTGCTCGAAAATGCTCCAGTGGCCGTTCTTGATGCAGTAGGCCAGTAGTTTTGGAGCGGTGAGCAGACTCATCTGGTTCGACGGATTGCTGACACGGGCGGCGAACGTGATGAAGTCGGATGCGGTCATGTTACCGTCGCCGACAAGTGGTTTTGTGATTGCTGCGATTTTGACTTTCATGGATGCGAATTGAATTCTTAGGTTTGAGCGTTAACTAGGAATGCGCTCCCCTCCCCCCGTCTTCCTTAGTTTAGAACGGCTTTTCTTCGTCAGACTCAGGAGCAGTCGGCGCAGGAGCTGCCTTCATGTTCTTGATGCGATACGCCCTCTTCTTCTCGCCATTCGATTCGTACTCTTCAGCACGAACGGTGATGGCCAGCTCAAGACCAATCATTGAGCGCAGGAAGTTGGCATAGCTGCCCTTGACGCCGAGGAAGTCCACCTCGGTTCCATCTGGCACATTGTGGTTGGTGGCGGCGACAAGCTGATTCACGCGGAACCAGACATTCTCCTGGTTGATAAAACGGTCGGCGATGCTCGATCCGTCCTCGGTTGCGAATGTCACCTTGCAGACCTCGCGGCCCTTGGCGTCGAGCGTTTCCTCGACCTTCATCACGGTGACGGTGTACTCGCCTTCAGCGTTGATGTAGCTGCCTCCGGCGTCTTTGCGATTAACTTTGAACATATTGTTTTAGGGATTTGGATTGTGGTCTAACTCTCGGATTTATTCAGCACCCATTTCGGGCATGAAAGTGTTTGTGTCGCTGTCGGATAGGCTGGCCAACTGTCCAGTGCGCGGCACTCGTGGAGCGTCGAGATGGCTTTACGCCGCAGATTCTCACCGGCCTGAAGCCACTCGATGTCGAGCCGATAGATGCCAACGGCGTACGGAGCTTTGCGTTCCACGGCGACGAAGATGAAGTTCTCCGCTCCGGTCATGGCCAGATAGTGCGCGGCTTGAATGTGGTAGCCGAACGAGGTGATTGTGCGGCTGAACGCTTCAGGCGATGCGTCGTCCGTTGTTTTCACATCGACCAGGGTGTGGTCCTCGACCCAAAGATCAGGGCGAGCTTTCAGAGGAATGCCGGTTTCCTCGTCCTCGGCAAACACACTGGCTTCGATCTTGTGGTTAAGATGAATGATGTCCCAGAACGGATGGCGACGGACACTGTTCGCGACGCCCTGGACATCGATGTCCTCGGCATGAGTCAGATGGATGCGTGACTTGTGCTGCTCCTTCCACGCTTTGCCTTCCTTGGTCCGACCGTCGATGTCCGGTGGGACAACGGCGACAACCTGAGAATAGAGTTGCGGTTCGAGAACAGCGGTATGAATCGCCGTACCCATCTGCATAGCTTTCGTTGGCTCCTGATGCTCGTCCAGCGCGGCTTTGTAGTGCGCCGGTGACTTGAGGATCTTGGTCATCATCGACTTTGAGAGAGCGTCAACGGCGTGATACTTCTCGGCTGGCATGTCGAAGTTGATGTGGCGGTTTAGAATACTCATTCGAGTGTAGGAGCTGAAAATGCCTTAGCCTTGGAGATGAAGCTGTCAGGATCGGATACGATCATGTTGGCCACCTTGGTCGAGACATCGCGGAAGTTCTGACCTTCCTTGATTAGGTTCTTCGAGAGCAGGAACGCATTGGCGATGTCGCTGTGCGGTTCGAGGATTTGCTCCAGCTTGTCTGTCAGCGAGAAGGTCGATTCCGGCGTCACATTGACCGTCTGGCGCGTCGGAGTGGGTTGAGCGGGTGTTGATGGGGTGTTGAAGTCGGCGGCTTCCTCGGTGGCATAAACACCGGCAACAACCTCGGGAGCCAGCATGCGGATAGCCTTCGAGATGCAGCGAGCGCGGAGCATAGCCGACGGATCTTTCTGCCAGCCAGATCCTGGCTTTGCGGGTAATAGGCCAGCTTGCTTCGCATCTTCTGCGGTGAATCCGATTTCGCATTCGTTGCCGTCGTACTTCCAGATGCCAATCGCGGCAGTCGAATCGAACTGCTTCCAGATGACCTTACCGCCGCGAGTCCGGTAACCGGCAAGCATCGCGTCTGACCGCATCGTCAACGATCCGTTGACCAGATGAAACTCTCGCTTGAAATCGAACGGAGTCTTGCGTGTGGCCAGACACTCAAGGGCAATCATGTTCCCTTGCTCATCCTTCTGACAATTAAAGACTCCGCTCCTGGCAATCCAAGATCCGAGTTCCTTCACCGCTTCAAGCGATGTCCCGATTCGAGAGTAGAACTCTCCGCTGTCAGTGCTGGTCGTTGCCAGCGATTGCGTTTGAGACGGCACTGCTACCGTCAGGTTGGTTTGTAGGTTGTTGCTCATTTGTATTCTCTATCTGCTGTTTTGGTTTCTTGGCTGCGTATGGATTCACAGCTCCGGTCATTGCTCGACTCTCAAGAATCGCCGCGATGTCGGCTTCCGTGAAAAGGATTCGTCGGCCAATTCTCCTGTGCTGGATGCCGTCGTTGCGAACGATTCGCCTTAGCGTCTCGGTGCAGATTTGGAGCATCGCTGCTGTGGCTTTGGCGGTGTAGACTTTCAAGTTTGAAAAGGGGGATGGCAACTGGGTGATCAATCACGGGTGAAATCCAAAACACCCTGTCGTGTTACCTCAACACGCTCTACGCCCAGTTGCCAAAAAATTGTCATCGTTGCGGACGTAGTGTTGCAGTCGTCTCAAGTCGTTGCAAGAGGATTTTCAAAAATTTTTCGGCCTAGTCGTTGTTCGATTCTTTGGAGGTAGGCCACCTGCTCCGGTGTTCCGTTCACGCCGCTGCCATTGAGGAACGTCACGCGCTGATCCATGAGATGATCCTTGCGCCGTTGCCATTCCTTATCGGATTCGCCGTCGTCGCGTCGGATCGTGTACGGGCCGTTGCGGAGTTCCAGGGTGTACGTTTCGGCGTTCGGATTGAACGGTTGCCGCTCTGGCTTCGGGCCGAAGCCTTCGCAAGAGTCGTCGTCGTCCTCCTGATAGGACGAACGCTGTAACGCTTCATCGATCTTGCGTTCATGCTCCTTCAAAGTTTTTTCGATCCTGCCTAAACTCTTGGTTGCTCGCTCGACGAAACCGGCAAGCGTTGCAAAATTTTGTTCAAGTTGTGTGAGTTTATCGGTTTCCATAGTCTGTTGGTTTCTGGGTTATTTCGAAGAATACTGCGGAAAGAGTCGTGCAAACTCGTCGGCCAAAGAAGGTTCGGTTGATTCCACGGGTTGCTCTTCAGCGGGTTCGTCGGCTGGCTCACCCGCTTTCCTATCATCGCCCCTCTTGCCCTTGCTTCGCTTTGCATTCTTCCGCTTGAGGCCTTCAACATCATCTTGTAACCGGCGCACGGTTGACTTCAGAACGGCTAGCTGCCGCTCAAAAGCGCGATGCTCACGGATGATCGACAGCTCGCTTGTCTCCGCATCGCTCGGTCGGAATTCGCAGCCCTTCCACTGCCGCTCAATCTTGTCGAACACCAGCACCCGACACTTCGGATGCCGCATCGAATTGAACGCCCGTATCGCCGCCGCCAAGTCGCAACCCATCTCCTGTCCGATGTAGGCCAGAACTTCCGACTTGCTGGGGTCCAGATCGTGCCGCTTTGGTGGCATCTGGCTGAACATCGTTCTTGGTGTTTTTCCTGATGGTAAATAGCTCATAACGAACTCTAGTCTGCGGTTCATACCGACCATTGTCAAGGCCCGGAAGTTAGATTTCCATTTTCTCGGTTAGATTCAACTCTTCCACGGTTAGCTACACGCACTATCTATTTCACTAAAATGAAACCCCCCTTGGGATTAAAAACCCAAGGAGGGGTGGTTTCATCCCGAAAACGGTATGCTTGCTCCCCGCCTTTGAGGGCGGTGTCGCAACCGTTCGGGATGAAAAAGAAGAAGATGCGTCGCTCAATCGCTCGACTTGAATGCCGCTCAAACGCTCTAAACGACGCGCTGATGCGTTTTGATTGCTGGATGGTGTGATGACAGCGGACATGGGTTTGGGTGCGCTAGAATCGAATCGGTCGGACGACCTAGTTTTGGCAGTGGAATGGTGGCCGACGGGACATCTAACTTTCTACGCGGTGAATGAACACCGGAGTCTGCTCGCCGACGTATGCTCCGGCTTGGTTGAATTCATGGTACTCGACTGCTTCCTCGTAGGTCATACCGCTCGCTTGAAGGTTGGCCAACACCCTTTCGTAATCGTAGGCGACGACCGGGACGCTCCCGAACGACTCGCAGATGCCGATGATGCAGTCATCGAATCCGTCCATGAGAAGCAGGTCAGGATCGATTTCGGCCAGTCTATCTCGAATGTCGCTCATGGCTTGGACCTTTCGGGCGTCGGATAAACATCGTAGTCCTCCGCCATCTCGAACGGCACGACCCGAATCCGACCTTGCGTGTACTCGCCGGGGTTCAACTCCTTGGCCGCCCGATCCGCCTCCTTGCGCGAGGAGAATTCGACCGTCTCGAATCGGACCACTCGCTCCTTCAGATCGGACCAGCCAATCGCGCCGCTGATCTGGATCTTGAATTTGGGCGGTGCGAATTGATTGCGGATCATTGGCACCCTCCCTTTCGGATTATCGAGCAAACCGTCTCCGCATCGTCGATCAGCATTCTCCGCCGATTATCGCCCTCGATGGTCGTGTCGCGGTACATCCGCGCGTAGAAAAGCGAGTCCTCCAGTATTGTTGCCGCGCAATCAGCGTTGCGGAGCCGGTTCGCCGCCTCGCGGAGCATTGGTGAATGCATCATGTGCGCGACTGATTCGAGATTCTCGATCAACTCCTTAAGCGGCATCGTGCTAGCCTGCACAAGAGCCGTTTCGGATAGGTTGCGGTAGAATTGTTTGCGGTCGATCATTGCAGCGTCTCCGGTTCGCCGATCTGCATGAGCTTGTCGCCAATCTCGCGTTCGATGATCAATTCAAGGATCTGATGGCCGTCCGCGTCTATGAGGGAGCAAATGTGCCGGTCGTCGTCGTAGATCGAGAGCGGGGTGACTCCTGGCGTCTCGCATTCGCCGTTGATGATTGCGTTGAACAGGTCAACGATGGTTTGGGCGTTGGTTTTGGACTGAATGGTTAGTTTCATTGAATTGGTTGGTTTTACCGTCCGGTGAAAGTAGGGTTTTTACTGTCGAGTTTGTTTCGAGTCGCAACTGTCAAGGAATCCTTGACGGTTTGTTTCTCAAGCTCGCGCATGACCCGGCGGCCATAGGCGCGCGTGGATGATCTTTTAAGGGCTTTTGGCCCACCTTGCCAGAGCCGAGCTAAAGATTCGTCGCTGAGATTGCGTCCGTAATGCGAGAAATAGGACTCCGCGATGAAGATTGAGACAGCGCGATTCGTGACTTGGTTGTGCGCGTAATGCGTTCCCATGATGCGGTTCACGTCGCGGACCATGATCGATTTGATTTGTAGCGCGCCAAGTTCGCCGTGTTTGCCGCGCGCATGATCGGATCCGTTTGATTCGACCTGAATGAGAGCGGACAAGAGCAATGGATGCATGATTTGATTCGGTTTTGCGGTTTATTCGTGGGATTTACTGCTCGGTTTGCCAATGTCCGACTTCCTTTTGCTTTTGGTTCACGTTGACCATGCGCCATGCGCCGCAAGGGCAGACTTGCTTGACCGTCGCCCAGCCGTGCGCGCGTGGATTCGGGCGATTTGAATCAACCGGACCAGCGAAACAGCGAGTGATAAATGTCCTTGGTTTGTGAATGTGTTTCTTCATGGCTGGCCTTTCTCACGAACCACACGTCCGCCGAATCGTTTGACCAGTCGATACGCGTCGCGCTTGGCGTTGCGGCCCTGAAACGTGTACTCGCTTTTTCGGAATTTGCCGTAGTAGGCTGTCCAGTAGACTTTCATAGCTGGCCTCCCCTCGCCTTGGCGATTACCTCGCGCGCGTAGTCTAGGTCGTCGTCGTCGGCCATTGGATGCGTGAGACGTTCAAGCGCGGAGAGAAGATCGGGGGCGGAGGCGATGAGCGTCGCATTTGCAAGCGGCTCATCCATGTGCGGCGCAAACGCGCTGACATTGACTCGCGCAAGGACAAGCTCGCCCTGCGGATGATCTAATGAAGCCTCGCTTCCATCGATGACCTCAAGGACAGACAGTTTCGAGTCGAATCGATCCTCTTCGAATCGGACAAGCCAAGGGGCGGGGGTATGGGATTTCATTGGGTTCTTAGGCGTTGGAGTTTTTGGAGATGACCGCGAAGGCGCGCGAACCGTCGCAATCTTGGCGAAGATCGGCGGTTGATAGGTAGAGGTATTCGCCGTCGTCGCATTTGACCGAGCGGAGGCGGACCGACATGCCGATCATGCGGCGCGTCCGAGCTTCCTGTCGGACCGCTTTCCGCGCGTCAGCATAGGAAGACGCAAACTCGGGCGAGGTATGATTGTATCCGATTCTGTATTTCATGGGATTTCAGGCGTAAATGTTCTCGGTTTCGGGAGTTTCGGCGGTGACGATGCGCGTCGTTTCGAGGAATTCGGACAGTTCGCCAAACTCCTCGCGCGCGGCAAGGGCTGCGTTCCGCGTGGGGAATAGGCACGGTTCGTAGTTCTCGCCGTCGGATGATTCGCGGAGGTCTGACCAGCCGCCGGTTGAGGTTGAGAGTTGGATTTTGTAGCGCATGGGGGTGGATTGATTGCTGCGGATAGATTGGCCTACCCTTTCGCGTCACGCGTTGCCGCATGGCGCGCGGAGGATGGGTCAGCGGTCAGCTTAGGAAAACATGCGCCATTGAACCGTCGGGGAGCGAACCGCTTACGAAAGTGCGGTTCCAAAAATTGGTTTCGCGGGGCCTGCCTTTGGCCGAATCTTCATCTAGGAAACGAGTCACAAGCGCGAGAACTGCCGCGCGGTGGGTTTCGTCGCCTGTCAATTCGTGCGGGAATGGAATCACGATAGAACCGCGCGCACACTTTGCTTTAATGCGTGAACCGTTGCTATCGGTTGCGGGAAGATATTTTGTGTGGATTGCCTGCATGATGGATTTGATTTGATGGTTTAGGACAGGTTGAAGAGCGCGCGAAAGTCCGAATAGTCGTAACACAAGTCCGTCGCGAAGCGGTAGACACCAATGTCCTCCGCCCCGTCCGCGCGTCTGATCGTGACGAACTGCCACTTTTCGGCATGCATGATGAAAGGCTCTTCGAAGGCGCGCGCGCGTAGGAATTCCACAAGTTTCAAGCGGTAACCTTTCCCGTTTTGCGCGCTTCGAATTCCGCGCGATAGGCTTGGTGGAGGTCGTGAAGCTCGCGCAGGGTGTCCAGATCCGTGTAAATGTGGCGGTCTTGAAGATCCGAATAAATTCCGTCCAGATCGTCGCCTAGTAAATCGGACAGGGTGAGATATTGCCAACGAACCGGGAGCGGGAATTCCGCCTGAACGGCCGCGCGGTAAATACGGTAAGATTCGGAAACCTTAGACTCAATCTCCTCGAGGCGCGCGCGGAAGGTTTCTAGCGTCCAGCCTTCCTTAAGGGTACAGACTTTCCAACCAAATCCTTCGTTTCGAAGAACTTTCCCGTTTGAACGGATGGAATAGGAAGTTTTGAGCTGATCGAAGCGCGCAAGCTCTCGGCCGTTTTTGCTTAGGGTTGCCATAGTTTTGATGCGTTGGGATTTAGAAAGTGCAGCATCCGCAGCACGGTGCGTCTTCACAACGGCCGCGTGCATTGCGGGTGCCAGTCCAGCCGGATGAAGTCTTGACGCATACAAGACCGGATTCCTCCGGCATGTTTCCAGTGCAAGCGTTGCAGTCTATGCGCCAGACACGGCCGCGCTTGGTGACGGTGCCAAGGCCTGAGGGAACGTATTCGTGACATTGGACGCATTGTCCGGGATATCGGTTGATCATTGGATTGATGGATTGAGTTTTGATTTGATGGATTGAGATTGAAGAGACGCGTCAACCTACCGACGGCCGATAGATTGAAGCGGACCGTCAACCGGCCGTTGTGATTCGTTGCACCCGCTTTGCACCCGTTCCATGTGGCTTGAAACCGACAATGAATCCACGGTTGCCCTTGGCGCATAGGCGGCACTTGTCGCATGACAGGCTGTCAACGCGCTGCGCAGGACACACGACAACGCGGTTGCCCTCCGGTGTCGTGAATCGGTCCGCGCTGTCTTGTGGGACAACGGCCGCAACCGGCAAACCTAGCTTGGCAAGGGTGTCAGCATGCGACACCGAATTCGCGGACAGGTTGACAACGAAACCGCGCTCATTGGCGGACCGTATCGCGGACAGGTTATCTGGCGTCAACGGTTTGTGGGTATAGGTGAAACCGCGCTTGCCAGTGTTTGCTTCCGTCAATTGCGAAAGAGCGGTTGCGTCAATTGAGTCACCGACACCGGGCAAGTCTCCAGCTTGGTTGTGACGCCACAACTGCCCGGCCGGGAAAGAGCGGACCTTAGACAGGAAGGAAGACCAGTCAAAGCCGCGCTGTCCGCTTGTTACCTTTGACCAGTGAAGCGCAAGCGGACCGGAGTCCGCATAGCAACCGTCTTTCTTGAATGGACATGCATCACTGCAAGTGACGGCCGACGATGTGGAAACCGGAATAGGGCCGGTTTTCGCGTTTGAAGATTTGAGGGTGAGATGGACGTTCATTGGTGATTGGATTGAGGGTTAGAATTGAGAGGCGAAGAAAAGGAAGTAAAAGGCGTAACCTAGGACAGCGTATGTGATGCAAAGGGCTAGGAAGGAAGAGAGTTTGCGGAGCGCGGATTTCATTGCTGCGGACAGACTAGGGGAGAGATGGGAGAGAGTCAAAATAAATTTTGCTTTTCTTTTGAGAGAGAGTGAAAAGGGCCGGATTCATTGGGGAAAATGCGTGGTTTAGACGGTGTCAGGATTCAAAGTAGACAGCGTCTAAATTGGGAAGACAGGCCTTGCGAAAGACTACCTTGGATTGCAAGGTACTTGGCATGAAAGAGAAGCCATGGGAAAAGGCCAAGACTTTGTATCTGGCGGGGAAGTCGTGGAAAGCGATTTCAGACGAAACGGGACTAAATCAGTCAACGCTCATGAGCAAAGCCTCACGGGAGGATTGGACTAAGTTCAGGAAGGGGATGAGGGACACAATCTCTTCAAAAGAGATTCAATCCCTAGAAAGCCTGTCCGCTTTGGTCCGCTCAAAGTTAGCTGAGGACGCCGCCGCAACGATTGAAAGGATCGACAGCTATAACTTGGACGGGATAAAGGATGAAAGCGTGCGTGAGACTATTCTGGGCAGCGTGGCGAAGCGATCGGCGCTTGTGTTCGGGTGGAGCGAACAAGGGGAACAAGCGAGTGTGTCCATCAATCTGTTGGGTCAGATGCCGGATCGAAGCTCGGTTGAGGTCAACGTGAATGAGTCGCGCAGCTCGGACAGCAGCTCGGTTTAAAGTAAATATAACAGGTAATGTGCAACGCAGGGGAACTTATGATCAGCATAAGTTTTGCTTATGACAGAAAAGGATTGTTTTCCTAGGGGTTGGCACGATTGTTGACGTAGGACCTGGCACCCCCTTTGCGGGTGGGCTTCGTTTACGATACCCCCCTCAAAAATTTTCCACCTTTTTGACCATGATAAACAAAATCAAAATCGGTCAAACTGTATCTTTAACAACCGCTGAGAGGAAGTTGGCCCACTTCATCGCCAAGAATCGCAACGGCAATAATCGTCATTTCAACATTACCAATTTGAAGATCAGTGCGCAGGATTCTGCGACTGTGGATTTGGAGGGTATATGCGGCGAGATAGCGTTCTGCAAGTTGTTCAACGTGTATCCTGATCTGGATACCGACCGTGAACCTCCGCATCCGCTTTACGACGCGACAATTCCGCCAGCGCCAGGATATCGCATCGATGTCAAAACAACCAAGTACGAGACTGGAAAGCTACTAGTCGATGCGCGCAAAGGCCCGAAAACCGATGGCGTTGATTTCTATGTCCTAATGACCGGCTCATTCCCAGGTCCGTACACTTACCGTGGCATGATAGCGCGGGAGACGATCATCGCGCCTCATCGGATTGAGACAATTAAGGGTTACCGCTCATACGCCGCCATCCAATCGGAGTTGGTGGCCAACCCTATGGACGCCACATTTTAATTGACGCGATAAGCATTTCTATCGCTCCATCCCGCGTAACGACCTTAAGAGTTGCATTCAACTGGTCATTGAATGCCCCTGTCTAAGCGGCAATGACACTCCGCATCGGAAGCGGTTGGATAATCAGCCACCGTGTGGTGGATGGATAACCAGCCATAACGCAGATAACGTCGGTTTAATTTCATAATCTCATGTCTTGTCCTAATGTCTTCAACGCCTTTGCGGTGGCTACCGAGTCGCTCGCTCAGGACGTTTATAAACGCGCCTCGTACCGCTCGATGTGGCTCAACATGATTGAGCGCGGCGAGTATCCTCAAGGTACTGGTCTGACCCAGACCTCGTTCACCACCACCTCCATCGAGCCGACTGCGGCTGAGGAGTGGTCGGCCATCACGCTCGCCAGCGGCGAGAACGGTGGCGCTTGCGATGTCACCTACAATGACGTTCCGGTCGGCTATAATGCCGTCACCTGGAGTCCTGAGCGTTTCGCCCTCAAAGGTCCGCTCCTGTGTAAGGACGATCTGACCTTCGACCATCGCGTCGAGGCGTTCCTCCGTGTGTACTTGGAGAAGCTCTCGATCCGCGCTCAGCGCACTTGGGAGACTCGTTACCAGAACACCTTCGCCAAGTTCGCCATCAAGGCTGTGGCCGACTCGTCCTTCACTCAGGTTGAGACGATTCCGTCTGGCGTGAATGAGTTCCCCTGGATTCAGACCGGATCGGCTGGTCAGGCGCTCAATCAGTCCACCTCCGAGCTGACTCAGGAGATGCTCGATGTCGCCGCCGCCACGCTGATCCGTAACGGCGCGACGAATCCTGACAGCTCCGGCTTCATCAGCTACTCCAGCGATGGTCCGATCTTCCCGCTGTACATCGGCTTGGAGGCTTCGCAGCGCATCGCTCAGAACAACCCCGCGTTCCGTGAGGATCTGCGTCAGGCTGATATGGGCAGCGGCAGCGGCGCTGAGTTGCTCAAGCGCATTGGCGCGAATCGGGTCATCAAGAACTTCCGGCATGTGCCGAATCTGTTCCCGCCCCGGTTTACCTATGCCGGTGGCAAGTACACGCTGGTTCAGCCGTTCACCAGCTCCAGCGGCACGAAGGGTACGGTGTTCAGTGTCAACCCGAGCTGGACGACCGCTCCGTTCGAGGCTGCGTTCATTGTCACTCCGTATGTGTTCAAGTCGCACATCGTGCGTCCTGTGAACCGCGTTGGCGACTTGAGCTGGATGCCGACCAACTACATGGGCGAGTGGCAGTGGGTGACTGGTGCCTACAAGCTCGATGTGGATTGCGCTGATCCGCTGGAGAAGAAAGGTCAGCATTACGCTGAGTTCATTCATGCGTCGGAGCCTGTTTTCACCAATCAAGGCATGACCATTATCTTCCGCCGTTGCACCGGCGCGCTCACACAGATCATCTGCTCGTAATTGAGCTAATAATTCACAGACCCGCAGGTCGAAAGGCTTGCGGGTTTTTTGTTTTCACGCATCATTGCGGCTCGGTTTAGTTTTGTAGTGTCAATGTGTTCACCCCTCATCAGCGTGTTGCGCGCTGGTGGGGGGTTTTTGGCATTGACAGAGTAGGCCACAAAGTGATGCTCCCCGTATGCCGGTATTTACCATCCCCGAAGGCGTTGAAATCCCCGAGAATCTGAAGGAAGGCGAGGCTTTCCAGACGATGGCGACTATCGTTCTTGGCAAGGGCGGCAAGGCTGAGGTCATCGAGATTGATGGCATGGTCATTCCAGGCTACGAGAGTAAGAAGTCCAAAGGCAAGAAGATGGCCGAGCGCGGGGAGGATGAGGAGTACGAGGAGGAGGAGGAGGTTGCGGAGGGCGGCGGCGGGGAGGGTTTCATTGCCGAGGTGATGCGCCGTGGTTCTGGTCCGATGGCCTAAATTGTAAATCGATATGCCAAACATCACATGCGACGAGGCGGAGACGCTGATCAATGAGGCGGCGTCGCTGGGATGTCGTTCTCCGTGGGAGATTGAGTTGGCGAAGCTGGCTCTGGAGAATCGCATTGCCGCGTATCTTCAGGGCGGTGGCGCGACGCGCGGAACGTATCGGAGCGTGAGCGCGACGGGTAATGTCACGAGTGGTGATTATCTTCTGCTCTGCGATTCAACCGCTGGAGCGGTGACGGTTACGTTGCCTCCGGCTGCGCTTGTTCCGGGTCGGATCTATGTGTTCAAGCGGATCAATGCCGGTGCGAACAACGTGGTTGTTGACGGCTATGCGTCGGAGACGATTGACGGGGCGACGACGTACACGCTGAGTTCTCAGTGGGCTGGCGTGACGGTTATGAGCAACGGAACCGCTTGGTTCATCATCATCTGATATGGCTAACATCTCCTGCGCGGAAGCTGCTAATCTGATCGCCGAGGCTTACGGCGCTTCGTGCAAGAGTCCGCGCGAGCGTAATCTGCTGGAAATTGGCCTACTCTGGGAGGCTGCGACGCTTGGCGGAACGGCTGACATCACGGCGGACAACACGGTGATTACGGCTGACAGCACGATCATCACGGCGGACATGACCGAATTTCTGTAACTCGAAAAACAAATTATTTAATCAGATATGGCAAAGCAAACGATCAATATCGGAACAGCTCCGAACGACGGAACGGGAACGCCGCTGCGGACCTCGTTCGATTACTGCAATCTGAACTTCACGGAGCTGTACACGGCAGTCGGCCCGAGCGGCAATAACATCGTCGTTCCTGGCTCCGCCACCATCACCGGCGATCTGACGGTGGATACGAACGTCCTGAAGGTCGACACGTCGAACAATCGGGTGGGTATTGGGACGGCAAGCCCCACTTCCGATTTGGACATTTTCCGTGCAAGCGGCAGCGGAATCACCTCTGGTATCTCACTGCGTACTGCTGCCGGTGCTGGCGGCGGTTCATTCATCAAATGGCTTGGTGCTGGCAGCAACGAAAAGGTTGCTCAGATTGACGGCGTTCTGAATGGAACCGATGTCGGCTATCTGTCGTTCCAATGCGGTAACGGTGCTGATGCGATGGCGGAGCAATACCGAATCGCTTCAAACGGCTTGTTCACATGGTTCGACGGCGCAGGCGGCACCCGAATGACCCTGAACTCCACGGGGCTGGGCATAGGCGTTACGCCGAGCGCGTGGAATAACTCATACAACGTCCTTGACATCGGTCAGAATGGTTCGATTTCTGGCCGCACATCGACGAGCAACCAAGTTGACATCGTTTCAAACGGTTTCCGCAATGCTGGCGGCACTTGGGTTTACAAGCTGGCAACGTCGAATACTGCCGCTCGTTATTTGATTGATGGAAGTGTTGGAGCGCATTCTTGGTACAGTGGTGTCGCTGGAACGGCTGGAAATACCATTGCTGGTTTCTCGACGGCAGCGATGACGCTCGACGCGAGCGGGAATCTGTTGGTGGGGACGACGAGTGCCGGTGGCAACCGACTCAATGTTCAGACCGCTTCTGGTGATTGCACCACGCTGATCAAGTCTCAAGCTGCTAACGTCAATTCGGCAATCGACTACGTTTCCAGCTACGGAAACCACACCATCCGAAAGAGCGGAACCGCTGTTTGGGATTTCGGCGTCATTAATGACTCGTCTGCAACTCCTGCGTTTAAGATTTCAAACGCTTCCGCAGTTGGCGTTCAGCTTGTCTCAGGTGCCACCGCTTGGACCACGCTGTCCGAT